ACGCTTTAGATTTTCTTTTCTTCTCTGCTAGTACTGCACCTTGACCTTGAACTTCTTCTTCAGGTCCACCAGTACCAATATAGTTATAAGCTTTGTCAGCTGACGTTTTTGATCTTGGATCAATCTCAATTTGCTGTTCAGAAACCTTAACTTCTTTAATTTTGTCTAATTTTTCCATAATTGTCTCCTTATTTTTTTATTTTAACTGTTTTTTTACTTATTGTCACTAACCTTTACGCATGATTTCAATATTTGGAACCATATTTTCAGTATTCTTCATCATTGAGTCTGCACTAGGTATAGTTTTGCTTAAAATTGTCTTTTCAATTGACGTATCAGCTCTTAATTTTGCTAATTCTTCGTTTTGATCTAATTTTTCATCTTGATTTTGTTGGTTCATCATTGTTTTCATCTTGTCAAGGTCCATTCTCTCTCTTGCTTCACGTTCTTTTCGATCATTTTCCATTGCTCTAAGGTCTAATTCTCTTGATCTTAGTTTTGCAATCGGATCATTATCAAATTGTGAAGTAATTTTCTTCTCTTCGTTCATAAATTCTTCCATCATCTCAGCAATTAACTGTGCTTTTCTTGCTTCAATCTTTTGAGTTATCTGCATTGCTTGCATTTGTATCTGTTGAGCCATTTGTGGGTTCTGTTGAGCCTGCATTTGCATTTGTTGAAGTTGTTGCATCTCATCTCTGTACTCTAATTCAACTTGTTCTTGTGACATTAAAGAAATATGTTCAAAAATATTTTTCTCTAACGATGCCATTACCATTGGATTGTTTCTTGCAATGTTAGTTGCCATGAAATTTAAGTGTGCAGTAATGTGTGATCTATGATCTTGACCTGGGAACGCTTGAAACTGTCTTCCACCTAAAGCATCAATGTGTTCTAACGCCGGATCTTTTGGTGTTGGCTGCATAGGTTTAACTAAAATACCATCAATATTTTTTACACCTAAAGCTTCATACATATTTCTATACGCTTGATACATGTTGTGCATCTGCGGATTTGAAGTTGCCAGTTGGAGTTCCGTTTGCGCGAGGGATATACGCTGTGTTTGTGAAAAAATGTTGGGGTCAGCAACTGGCAATATATCTACTCTATCATCAAAATCTGATTGCATAATCATTCTTTGACCCCCAACTACATCATACGGATATTGTTGTGGTAGATATAACTTGAATACTCTAGCCATAAGTCTGAATTCATTCTTTAAAGCCGAGTAAATTCTTTTGTGAATAGCTGACATTGTTCTTGATCCACGTTCTAATAATGCAACTGTAGTTCCAACTGCTGCTTGTTGATTACCATCACCAACTTGCATATCAGCAATTGATGCAAATCTTTGTCCTGCTTGAACAACAACTCCCATAAGCGCAAGTAATGTTTGACTTGGTTCTTTAAATGGTAACATCATAAATGAATCTCTTAAATTACCACCAGGTGCATCTACATCTCTAAACTCACCGGGTTGAATTGATTGTGCATCATCTCTAATTCTAATACCACGCATTTTAAATCCAGCAGGTAAATTAGATAATGTTCCTGCATCGAGTAATTGTCTTAATGCTGCTGTTGCAGTTCTACTTAATCCACCAATCATGTGAATTAAACCAAAGCCATAAAAACCTAGACCTGGTAAAAATTTAAAGTGTACAAAATAATTTACTTTGTTTTTATTTGGATCACCTACTTCATAGTTTCTTTTAACTGAAAGAATTTGACCAGAGCTTTCTTCAATAGTTACAATGTAAGGTATTTTAATTCCGGACGGCTCACCAGTCTCTTGATCTGTATCTTCAAAACCTTCTAGATCTAAATCAACATGACACTCCAATAACGTAAAGACATCATCATTAGCACTTTTTGACATGCCTTCTAATTCTCTTTCTTTTTTATCTACCTCAGATTCTTTGTCTCCAGGTTTTCCAATTTCAACATCTTTATAAAAACCTGCAACTTGTTGTTTTCGTAATTCGTTTTCAGAAACTTTAACACGATGAATAATTGCTTCCGCATCATCTAATGAGGTAGCTGTGTACGGAACAATTAAATCATCTGCTGGAACAAACTTTGATACTGCTCTTTGTTCCATTTCATCGTAGTATACTTTTTTAAATGTACTACCTGAAAGAGGTAAATGAAATAACATAGAATCAAACTCGGGTTCATATTCTTTCATCTGATCCATGATTTGATAATTCATAAAATCTTTTACACGTGATGCCTGTTGAACTTTCTCTGGAGTTTGTAATCCAATGATTTGTGTTCTAACTGGTCCATCTGCTGGAAGTAATTCTTTATAGGCTAATGCTTGAAACTGTGTAACAGCTTCTGCAAGAACTGGGTGAGTTGCGCCTGATGCACCACTAAATGGTTCTGTTCTGTTATCGTATTTAAAACCTAAAAGGTCTAGTCCTTGTGTGTAAGTTTTTTCCCAATCTTTTCTACTTGAAACATATTCTTGATATTTATTTGTTAAGTTAGACGACAGTCTACCTAATACATCATCAGGCAAAAAGTCTGCAAGATTTGCATAATGCTCATCACCACCTTCAGGCGATGCTGCAGCAGGATCTAAATTAATATCAACCGAACCATCTTCATTCTCTGTGACTTCTACATCATCAGGAGATTGTTGTTCTTCAGTTACTTCTTCAACTAACTGTTCTTGAACTTCTTCTTCGCCAGGTACATTAAATTCTTTTCGAGGCTCGTTTGGAAGTGCCTTGTCTATATTGTCTGCCATTTATTTTTTCTCCAGATTGTTTGACTGTTGTAACAGTATTATACTTAATATTCAAGCCCTGAGGCAGGGGTCCGGACTCAGGGGGTAGTAGGTGTTTCTTTGGATACTTATTCGTCATAAGTGTATTTTCGCATGTTTTCTAAATCTATGTCATCTATAAATTCTTCTACGTCTTTTAACTTGCCTTCTGCATCAGGTCTCACGCTTGCTTCGTTATAAGTCACGCCTCCGGTCTCAGGGTCTACTTCTAATTCAATTTCATTTTCTCTATAACCAGGTCTATCTGGATCATCTACTTCTCTAAGTGTTATTTTATTACCTTTTTCTTTAACAATAAAATCATCTGCTTTATAAACATGTTCAAATTCATCTACTTTATTACCTGTAAAATATTTCATTCCTTTTTCTACAGCTCTTGCTTTAACTTTAGCTACAAGATCAAATATAAAATCAGGAATACCTTTTGCAGATTCAACTACTGCCGGAGCAACTTTAACTGCAGGTTTAAAAAATTTTCCAACAATAGGTAGTGATGCAAGGCCCGCTGCTACTTTCATAAACTTTCTTTTACTTGGATCTTCGGGTCCGTCTGCATAACCTACACGTCCTCCAACTGAATATAGTCCTAACAATCTAAGTATTTCTGCAAGGCCTTCATATCCTATTTCAGTTCCTATTAATTTTGGATTTTCTAAAAGAGCTTCTAGAGTTGAGTCTTTGTATTTTTTACCTAAACTTTTTATACCTCCTGCTAAATAACCTCCCTTTAAATTTTGTCTAGACACTATCCCACCGTCTTCAAAATTTTTTTTTAATTTTAACAATTTAAATGGTCCAGGTAATTTACTTCCTAATCCAAGTAAGTCAGATGTAGGTATTTTTATTTTTAAATTTTTTATTTGGTCCATAAGACTTTTTTGCGTAAGGTTTTCTAATTTCTGAGGAGTTCCTCTTTTACCCGCTAACGATTTTGAATCGTCAACACCAACTCTTGTAACATTCATTCTGATAGGTGTTCCATATTCATCTGTAATAGGATCTAATCTATTAAATCCAATATAATTTTGATATTTTTTAGGAAGTCTTATTTTTACACTTTCAATTATTTGTTCAGCATTTTTATTTAATTCATCTACTCTGTCGAGATATCCAGGTGCTTGATTATTTAATTGATTACTAATTGCATCTGCGATGTCATTTAATTTTGTATTGTATGGTGCCAGTGCAGAGTTCATCTGTTTATTAATAAATGCTACATCTTTTGTAGTTAAATCCACTTCTCCACCAATAGGCATAATGTGATGAAAAGGAATTTGATCTGTTCCTCTAAAAGTTTTACCACCTTGAGTAATAGATAATCTTCTTTTTCTTTTTTCTTTTACAATATTTGGATCAGCTTTTTTAAATTTTAAATTTAAATTTTTAGTTAAAAAATTATTTATTTTTTCTACTCTGGATATATCTCCTGAAGAACTTGAGCCAAAGTATTTTTCAGCAAGTTTAGTATTAGTCAATCCTTTTTGTCCTAATTTACCTGAATATTTTTCTTTTAAATCTTTTATATAATTTTCTTCCATTTCTTTATTAGGCCATCTAACACCTATTACATCTCTACCTTTACTTCTAAATTCTTTACCTTTACCTCTAATCTTGGTTTCTACTATTGGTAAATCTGATTTTTTTTGTTTATATATTTCTTTTCTTGTTTCAGTTGCTTTAGCTGCACTTTCTTCTTTAGTTTGTAATTTTAAATCTGGAAAATTTCTTTGTATTTGTCCTCTAACGGTTGCGGGGGCTATCTCAAATTTTTTACCAATCTCGTAAGTATTGACAGTGGTTCCAGGTTCTAAATTTTTTAAATATTCTACAGCTTCAGGAGATGAAAATCCTGTTCTTGATCCAAGGTCTTTTCCTTCTATTACACCACCACCTATTGCAAAGTCTTCTCTATCTTCAATACCTGGTAACTCTTGACCGTAGTTCTCTCTTGCAAAATCTACCAGCTGTTTTTTTCTTTCTCTTAAATATTTTATACCCTCTTGAGGTTCTATGGCTCCGGCATCGACAGCTTTATCTAAAACACTTTGTATTTTTAAAAGCATTTCATCTTTTGGAAAGCCACCAATAAGACCTTTTATAAAATCATCTACTTCTAGTTTAAATACTTTTTCAGTATAAGGTTTTTGTTTTGGGATGATCTGTTCTTGAGCTGGTTTATTGGGTGGTCTTACGAGATCAGCTTTTGCTAATTTAAATTTTCCGATCTCCATGTTACATTCCCATTAAATATTGTAGACCGCCTTCAGCATTCTTTTTTCTTCTAATGTATTTATCAAATTCTTTTTGAAATTGTAATGTATCACCAAACTCAGCTAACAATCTATCGTAAGCTTCTGGATCTAATCTTCTGTTCTCTAACATTTTAATTAATCGACCTGCTGTGTCTTTATCCATGTTTACCATCTCATCTGCAAAGGCTTCATCTAATTCTGGAAACTTAGCCATTAGTTTTTCTTTACTTAATTTAAAACCTTCTGGCACTGGTGGTACATCTAAAATTTCTCTTTCAGGTTTTTTTAGTTCTCTTTGCATATCTCTTTTCATAGATTTTTCCATGTCTCTAATAAAGCCGCCTTCAATCTGATCTTTAATAATAGCATCCATTTCTTTGTTTGCATCAGCTTCTGTTTTATTTAATTGTCTCATTTGAAAATCAAAAACTGCTTTACGGTCTTCGTCGTATTTTGCTTTGTTTGGATCTACTTTTAATTTACCTTTTTTAACAAAATCTTCTGCGGTGCCCATTGTGTCTTTACCAAATTTTTTATTAATACCTTTTACTAAAGCTTGAATACCTTTTGGTAAACTTCCAATATTAAAATTAGTTCTATTAAATCCACCCATTGCATTTGGTTCTCTATCTGTTGGATCAAAATCTTTTAATTGTTTTTCTTGATCAACTTCTTTTTTAATTTGTTCTAATTCTTCATTAGAAATACCTTTAGGTGCATTGGGATCTCTTTTAATATTAAACATTCCTGTTTGTTCTAAAATCTCATCCATACTTTTTGTCGCTTTACCCATGCTTTCAATTTCAATCATTTCTTCTGCGACGTTCTTAACATCCATTAATGCATCTGCTCCAAATTCTTGTACAAAAAAATCTATTGGATCTGCTTTATCTGGTACTTGAATTCCTGACCTATCTAAAATTTTTCTAACGGCAGTTCTAGTTAATCCTACGGTTAAATCCATTCCAGGTTGTTTCATAGTCTTTAAAGTTTCAATGCCTTTTTCCAATCTCTGCATTAACGGAGATGTCTCAGGTTTTGGTTTGTACATTTGATCAATCTCTTTTTGTATCTCTGTGATTCTATTACTAGCTCCTTCAATTTTATTCTTAGATGCTTCTATTTGATCCATAATGGACCCTGAGGCCTGAGCCGTTTCATCTTTTTTCTTTGGAGCGTTTTTAATAGA